ATCCGCAGAATTAACCATTTTAGAAGTCCCAGAGTAAAGGTAAAATCAGTTAATTACGAAGATAACAACTAAGAATATGAGAACATTAAGACGATACATTAATCAATATCGGACCATTGAAACGAAATTAATCAACTTTCCTGACAACGTTAGAAAATTTGAATTTTATGGCTACGTTAAAAATGACGGAATCAGCAAAATGAAAGGTATTACGATTTATAATTTCGACACTATTTCGTACTTATCAACATCTGAAAAAGGATTTTATCATTGTGTTGGTCTTAAAGGAAAGATATTAACACAAATAATTTTAATTAATAATCAAATAAATAAATAAACATTATGAGAGTAGAATTAGTAAAAATCAACAAGGAAGTAGCGGAACAAATGCTAAAAAACAATGACAAAAACAGAAATGTTAAGCCTAGAATTGTAGCTCAATATGTAGCTGATATGCTAAAAGGTCAATGGAAAGAGAACACTGGGGAGTTAATAAAAATATCAAAAACAAATCGTTTATTAGATGGTCAACATCGGTTAATGGCTATTATTAAAGCAGATATTGAGTTAACAATGTACGTTGCTTTTGAATTAGAAGATAGTATTTTTGACGTTTTAGATATTGGAGCAAAAAGAAGTGATTCAGATATTTTCACAATTGCTGGTGCAAAATATGCATCAATTATTCCTTCCATTATTAGATTATCAAACATTTTAAATGATGGCGGTAAAAGTAGCCATAACAGTAATAGTTTTTTAAAGCAAACAAGTCAATCAGTATTAAAAGAATTTAATGATAATGAAGATTATTACATTCATATTGCGGCAAAATCTGTTGTATTTTATCACCAATTTGCAAAAATTATGAGTCCATCATTAATCGGTAGCTTTATTATTCATTTTAATTCAAAAAGTTCTGCGGATTGTGAGTTATTTTTTAGTGAACTATGCACAGGACAAAACGTAACTAATCAAGTTATTTATCTTTTAAGAAACAAATTGATAGAGGATAGAACAGGCACAAGCAAGATGGATAGAGAGCATAAAAATGCACTAATAATTAAGGCTTGGAACTTCTATAGATTACGACAAGATATAAAAGTCTTGAGATACAATAAAGACGTTGAGAAATCTTTTCCAATTGCTATTTAATTAGATATTATTTGTATATTTGTACACGTTCGTGCAGGAACATAAAGAAACTATTTAAGCTCTTATCTGAGAAGTCTGCACACTTTGAAGATAGGGGCTTTTTGCATTTTATAAAATTATTACTTATGAAAAAAAGAATTATTGTAATAAACTTGAAAGAGTTTTTTCACGTAGGAATTGATAAACCATTTTCAATTTTATCAGAATTAGAAAGTATTGTCTATAATTTAGACTCTTATACTGAATCAATAGAAATTGAATACATGAATGGTATTTTTGAATTTGTATTTCAAGAGTTAAGAATTGATAAAACAGGTCTTGTTATAGTTAAATACAAAGTAAATCTTTAAATCATGGCTGAAGATAAAAAATCATTCGTTTTGTATTCAGACCAACGTTCAATTATTGAAATGCTGCCAGATGATAAGGCAGGAATACTATTAAAACATATTTTTGCATACGTTAATGATGAGAATCCAATCAATAACGACCCTTTAGTTTTACTTGCATTTGAGCCTATTAAATTACAGATGAAACGTGATTTAATAAAGTGGTTAGCAACCAAAGGTGTTAGAAGCACCGCAGGAAAAGCAAGTGCAGAAGCTAGAAGATTATTAAAAGAAAGTCAACAAAGCTCAACAAATTTAACAAATGTTGATTTTGTTCAACAAAGCTCAACAAATTCAACTGTTAATGTAACTGTAAATGATACTGTAACTGTTAATGTAATAAATAAAATAGATTATCAAGCGTTGCTTGAGACGTTGAATAGAGAATTTAGTAGAGATTTCAAATTGATTAATAAAAAAGTACGTTCAAGTTATGAAGCTCGTTTAAAAGATGGTTATACAAAAGACCAAATAATGGACGCTATTAATAATTGTAAAATAAATGATTACCATAAAGAACAAAATTACCAATATTGCACTCCAGAGTTTTTTAGTAGAGCTGAAACCTTAGATAAATATTCTAACGTTACAAAACAAAATAAAATTATTTATGCATTTCACAATAGAATAATTGACTGATGTATAAAAGACTTGAAAACGTAAAGACCGAATTAGACCATTTCAGAACAAATGGAGTTGAAAGAGGCAAAGATATCGGATGGAGTTGGGAACAATTGCCACTGACTATAAAACTGAAATGTACAACTTTTATAGGAGCTGCTCCTGCAAGTGGAAAAACGGAATGGTGGTTTGAAATATTAATCAATTTAAGTTGTTTGCACGGATGGAACCACGTAGTTTATTCTCCTGAGACTGGCGACTCAAAAGATATATTTTCAGAACTTTGTCATAAATACATAGGAAAAAAATACGTTAACGGAGAAAATTCAATGACAGAAAGTGAACGGGCAAAAGCTGAATATTTTATAAACGAACATTTTATCGTTATTGACCCAATAGATGAAGATTTAATAGTAACAGAATTTTATAAAATAGTTGATAATATCGAAAATGATTTGAATATAACGATTCACACAACGACAATTGACCCTTGGAATGAACTTACAGAGCAATTTGAGCCAAATGATTTGGGACGTGAAGATAAATATTTAAGCAGAATTTTAGGATATGCACGTAAAAACGCCCGAAAAAAGAACCGACATAATTGTATTATAACACACGTTCGGGACCAGCAACCAGTAACAAAAGACGGAGTAACATATTACCCTGCACCAAGCGCAAGAGATTTAGCAGGCGGTCAAGTATGGTTTAGAAAAGGTTTATTAATGATAACACTTTGGAGACCTCCAGCAGGAATAGCAGAGAATGAAAGCGGTTATTTTGCTGAAAATGAACTTCACGTTAGGATAGCGAAATCCAAACCAAAAGGAGTGAGTAAAAACGGAACTTACAAAATGTTTCTTAATATTGAAAAATACCAATATTACATTAAAGACTATTCAAATAAAGAAATTTATGCAGATAGAAAAAACCACAATCAAAAATCAGTCAATGAATTAAAAAGTTTTTCAGAATCTTATCACACTTTGAACAATCAAAATTTACCTTTTTAAATAAAAATTATGGAATATTTAGACGTAATAATTGCCCAAACAAACATAGTAGCAATAATCGAATCGTTGAAATTTACTGTTGATGAATTGAGGGAAAAGAACCCTGAACGAAAAGTATTTATTCAAGGAATGGAAAAACACCTTCGCCAAATGAATGAAACATTTTTAATATTTAAACAACAAAGCAAAGAATTCGATACATTGCAAAAGATGAATTTCAACTTCCATAAGGAAAATATGGAGTTAAGATTTGAGATGGAAAAATTAAAGGAAATAAACGCTAATTTAATGACTGGGATATGAGAGTTATTATAGGATGTGAAGAAAGTCAGGCTGTTACAAAAGCGTTTAGAAAAATAGGTATTGAAGCATTTAGTTGTGATTTACTTCCTTGCAGTGGTGGTCATCCTGAATGGCATTTTCAAGAATCTATATTTGATGTTTTAGAACGTGAAGAAAGATTTGATGTTGGAATATTTCATCCTCCTTGCACTTTTTTATCAGTTAGTGGTGCTGGATGGATGTATAATAAAGATGGTAGCAGAAATGAAGAAAGATGGAACAATCAAATGGATGCTTTGGAATTTGTTCATAAATTGATGGATGTAGATATTGACCGAATTTGTATTGAAAATCCTGTATCAGTAATTAGTTCTTTTATTAGAGAACCAGACCAAATAATACAACCTTGGATGTTTGGAGATGAAGCTCAAAAAAGTACTTGTTTATGGTTAAAGAATTTACCTCACTTACAACCTACAAAAATAGTTGGTAAAGGAGAATTTTTCGAATGGACTGATAAAAAAACGGGTAAAATAAAAAAACAGCCGCAGTGGTATGCTGACGCTTTTATGAAACACGGCTATAATAAAGAAGAAAGACGAACATTAAGAAGTAAAACGTTTCCAGGAATAGCAGAAGCAATGGCTTCACAATGGGGTATAAAAAGAAACATAGGAATACAACAAAAACTATTTTAATATGAGCAAAAAGTGCAAGGAATGCCGAGAACCATTTGAACCGAGATTTTCAACTTTAGAAAAATATTGCTGGAACAGCGACTGTAAGCTAATTGAAGCCCTACAAAAACTCGAACAAAAGAAAAAAAGCGACTCAAAGGAATGGAGCGAAAGAAAATCGAAACTGAAAAAAGATATGCTTACTTTACAAGACTATCTTAAAATTGCTCAACAGGTCTTTAATAAGTGGATAAGACAAAGAGACGAAGGATTGAATTGTATAAGCTGTGGTAAAGCAATTAAAGAGGGTAATTGTGACGCAGGTCACCTATGGAGCGCAGGAGGACACGCAAACGTGCGATTTAATGAACTTAATGTAAATAGTCAATGTTCTAGACCTTGCAACAAAGATTTAAGCGGAGACCCGAATAATTACAGAATTGGATTTATACGAAAATACGGAATAGCAAAACTCGAATATTTAGATAGTATTGCACACGCTGAAAAGAAGTATAGCATTGATGAATTAAAAGAAATAATCAACATTTATAAAAATAAATTAAAATAATAGTTGTTTATATAAAAAGAAAGTTTATATTTGTAAAACAAAACTAAAACAAGTCAAATGAGTACAGAAGAAAAATTAAGTTTTGAAGATTACTTGGAAATCTCAAAGCAAAACGCAGTTAAAGAAGTAGACAATTTAATTGATTTACCAAAACCAAATGGAATTTACCACAAGCTACATTTAGCTAAGCAGGAAATCGGAAAAGTTACGAAAGGAAGTAACAATCCTTTCTTTAAATCAAAATATGCCGATTTAAACGCTATTTTAGAAGCAACCGAACCAATCCTATTAAAATATGGTTTAATACTCTTACAACCTATTTTAGAGGGCTGTGTGTGTACTCAGATAATAGATATTGAAAACGGAAACAAAATCGAAAGCATTTTAAAACTTCCTGAGATTACAGACCCTCAGAAATTAATCGCTTCCATAACTTATTATCGAAGAGGTACTTTACAATCACTATTATCAATGCAAGCTGTTGATGACGATGGAAATGAAGCTGCAAAAGTAGTTAAACAACCGATATCAAACGAACGTTTTGAAAAGGCTATTATCGCAGTAAATGACGGAAAGGCGAAAAAAGAAGATTTATTTAAATTTGAGTTAACCGATTTGCAAAAATCAGCATTGAAATTGTTATGAAAGAGTTACTATTTAGATGTTCGTCACTTGGAAAGCTGATGACGGACTCACGAACAAAAAGCGAAACATTGTCAGAAACGGCAAAGAGTTATATTCAAGACTTATTCAAAGAGCGTGAACTGGGTATTTATAAGGAGTTTTCTAGCCGATATACTGATAAAGGCTTGGAGATGGAGGACGAAGCTATTCAGTTTGCCTCAGAGGTATTAAATTGGGATTTCGTAGTTAAAAATGAGACCAGGTTTAATAACGATTGGATAACGGGCGAGCCGGACATTAATACTGATTCCTTACTTGCGGATATAAAATGTTCTTGGAACGGTAGTACATTTCCTTTATTTGACGAAACGCTTAAAAACAAAGATTATTACTATCAATTGCAAGGTTATATGCAGCTTACAGGACACGATACAAGCGAACTTGTATACTGTTTGATGAACACGCCGTTATTGATTGTAGAAGATGAGATACGTCGCCAGCATTGGAAGTTAAATTTAATAGAAGAGGATTTGGAAGTTCGAGATGCTGTACAAAAGATGCATAATTTCGACCACATACCGGATGAATTAAGGGTTAAAAGATTTATCGTACAAAAAGACGAAGCCGCACAAGAGAAAATTAAAGAACGTGTAGAGGTTGCACGTGAATATTATCAACAGTTAAAAAATAGATTATGAAAATTGAAGGGTTAGTGTACAAAATTGGCACAAAAGAGGTTAAGAGTGAGAAATTCACTAAACAAGATGTTATTTTAGAAGTAGATGAAGGACCATACAAGCAATATTTATCAATTCAGTTTGTAAATGACAAGTGTGCCTTGCTACAGAATTTAGCAGTAGGTAATAAGGTAGGTATA